ACAAGATATTCTAAAGAAAGATCAGGCAATAACTCAACAAAAGCAGCGTACTCTAGAAATAGAACAAGAAATAGCAAATCTCTACAAAGACATAGAACTGCAAGTATTGAAGGATGCCCTAGAGCTAGACAAAGCGCGTAATAGTTTAACTGATCAACAATTACAAGATCGTGAAGCTCTTATTCGTGGTCGAGAAATAGAAATTACTTATGTTCAAAAGTTAGCAGCCATAGAACTAAACTACAAAGCAAAAATATTAGATCTACAAAACAGATATAATGCAGCAAGCGCCACCACACCGGAAGGTATGGAAATTCGTGAAGGTATTGCTCAACAAATGAGAGAAGAAGCAGCTCGTCAGAATGCTCAAATAGCCGGCATTGCTCAAACAAGATCAGCTCAATCCGCATTAAACGATGAAATGTCAAAATACTCTACTCGCCAAAAAGCCTACGGTGAAGTATTCGAAAATACTATCAACGGCATGACAGACGTACTTTTAGAATTCGCCAAAACAGGTAAACTTAGTTTTACTGGTCTTATTAATTCCATGATTCAAGATTTAATAAGATACGAATTACAAGCCCAAGCAACCAGCTTTCTAAAAGGTATTGGCGGTGGAAAAGGGATATTTAATGCTATAGGCTCATTTTTTGGCATGGGTGGTGGAGCTCCTGTTAATATGGGCAGTACAACAGGTGCCGACATGTCACTGTTCTGGGCTAAAGGCGGTGCTTTTGAAGGCGGAGTTGAAAAGTTTGCAAAAGGCGGAATGTTTACTAATTCAATAGTGGACTCACCTACACTATTCAAATTTGCCAAGGGCACCGGGTTGATGGGTGAAGCTGGCCCTGAGGCCATCATGCCACTACAGCGCGACGGTCAAGGCAACTTGGGAGTTCGTGGTGGCAGCGGTGGCAACGTAGAAGTTGTTGTAAACAATTATTCATCTGAAAAAGCAGAAACACGTCAAAGCACAGACAGTCGCGGTAACCGCAAGATCGAAATCGTGGTTGGAGACATGGCAGCCGGAGAATTGGCTCGCAGTGGTAGTAGTTCACAACGTGCAGTTGGTAGTACTTTTGGATTACGACCCGCACTTATTAGGAGATAAAAATGGCAGTAAGTCAATGGCCAGCAGCACTACCACAAGTTCCGCAAAAAGGTTTTACTGAGTCAGGAGGGGTTCTTGTTGTAAGAACCTCTCAAGACGCAGGGCCAGCAAAAATGCGTTATCGTGGTCAAAAAGCCTCCACACTAAACTTGACATTTTTAATGACAAGTGCACAAGTAGTTTTATTAGAAACTTTTGTTAAAGAAACTATTCGTGGTACTGCTCGTTTTACTTTTACGCATCCTCGTTTGGGAACTTCAAAAGAAATGCGTATAATTCCAGAAGGTGAAGGTGACTACTATAACGTTAGTTATACAGCGCCAGACTACTACAATGTAACAATGAAATTTGAAGTACTAATATGAGTCGTTTAACTACAATGAATCCTGCTGCACTAAGAGCAGTATTTTCACCCGAGAGCGATAGCGACCTAATTACCTTGGTAACGTTTTACGACCCAGATCCTGCTCCTGTAACTGCAACAGAGATGATAGCCGGTAATACCTATAAAATTAAAACTGTAGGCAGTACTAACTTTACGTCTTATGGAAGTGCCACAAACACAGTTGGTACTGTGTTTGTGGCCTCGTCTGCAGGAGTTGGAACCGGAACAGTAGTACAACAAGACAAAGTCCTTGCAAGATTGAGTGATGGTTTCACTCAAAGACTAACGACTAGTCTAGAGGCTGGTGATATTGTAACAACAGACTCAGAGGTAGTATACGGGGTAGTAAGCAATTTGGGTGTAGTGGGACAAAACAAAAATTATACATTTTTGCCAATGCAAATAACACTACCAAACGAAGATGAAGCACAAGCTCCTCGTTGCAGCCTGGTATTAAATGATGTTACACGCTATCTAACTCCTGTTATTCGTAACTTGACTAGTCCCCCCAAAATTAAACTAAATTTAGTATTGAACACTGACACAAACACATCACAAGTAGAATTTGTAAGTTTTTACATTAGCAGTATTACTTACAATCGCGACAGTGTTACTTGCGATTTGTCTATGATTAATTTTGAGCGGGAACCCTTTCCAATGCACAGCTTTAATCCTTCTAACTTTCCAGGATTGTTTTAATGAATACAGATAAATATATTGGTATACCATTTAAAGCAAATGGTAGAACTGTAGAAGGATTAGATTGTTGGGGTTTGGTGAAGCTGGTGTACAAAGACGAGTACGATATAGATCTACCCAGCTTCGACACTCAGTACCACATCAGTGACGATGAGCGTATTGTAGATTTGATAGCACAATACCGTGAAGGCTGGGAACAGGTTGACCAACCTGTTCCTGGCTCGGCTGTACTTTTTAATGTTTTGGGACATGTTGCACACATCGGAATTGTTGTAGACCACGACACGTTTATACACGTACGCGAAGGCAGCAACTGTGTACTAGACAAGTTATCGGGTGTAAAGTGGAACAAAAGAATTCACGGATTTTACAACTACAAACAAAGTACAGGCATTGTACTAAATGCAGTCCCACACCCACTAAAAACCGAACGCGTTACTGTTGCAATACCAGAAGGTTCTGTATTGAGTGACTTGGTGCCTTGGATAGATAAAAAGTATCACATCGACGAAAACCTACCGAAAAAAGTAGTATTTTTGGTAAACAGCGTGCCCGTACCACCAGAAGAGTGGAGTACTACGGTCCTGAAAAGCACTGACTCTGTAGAATACAGAGCTGTGTTGGGCAAAGATGTATTGCGTATAGCATTGGTGTTAGCTGTTATATATTTTGCACCATATGTCGCTGAATTTTTAGCTAGTGGCAGTTATGGAGTCGCCGCAGGAGCAGCAGCTACCAGTACTACTGCTGCTGCGACTCTGCAGGGGTTTGCGGCTTTTGCAGCCACACAGGCCGTAGCAATGGTCGGCATTGCGCTGGTAAATGTAATTGCACCTATTAGGCCCCCACCTACACCAGAAGATCCCGGCAGCCCAGAAAGCCAGTTAATGGTTACCGGAGGAGCCAACCCTTATACTCCTTATGGGTCAATTCCAGTTGTACTAGGAAAAGTAAGACTGACTCCGCCACTGGGTGCGAAAAGCTTTGTAAGATTTGCAAATGATGGAGTTATTAACTATTTAAACATGATGTTGGTATGGGGATACGGCCCACTAGAGATAGATTTAAATAGTATTAAAGTAGGTGAAGTAGACTGGGATGAATACGTCTATGATACAACTCAGGGCGGGGGTCGCGTTACTTTGGATTACAAGACTACTCCCAGTGCAACACAGCTGAGTAATTTTAAACTGCTGTACGGTAATGATGTTACACAAATAAATAGTGGCGTACAAATGCTGGGACCTGCAAGAAGCGGAGTTACTGCAGGCAGCAGTTTTGGAGAAATCAGTTCTGGTGATCTCTATAAAAGAAGCCCTGGTGGTTACAGCAACTTAACAATCGATCTTAATACTGGAGGTACATATTCGCCTCCTATAATTCAACCTGATGATATATTCGAGAGCGCTGGGAGTTAATTAATGGCACAAACACCTTGGATTGAAAAAGCATTTACCCAGGCTCAGGACAGCTTTGAAGTAGCTATTGGTTTTCCACAAGGCCTACGTAAAGTAAAAGCGCAAGGCGATAATGCTGGAAAAAGCTATGTTCACAGCGTTAGTTTTTTAATACAAATATCATACAGCGATGCTCCTGGTACTTGGGTAAATTTAAAATATCCAAGCAGTATTACAGAAGCGCCACGAATTATTGTTACTGGCCCCATAAAGAACGGCTTTACCCATGTTGCAAAGTACTATGCCAATGTCGGCCAGTACAACGGCACGAAACCGTTTACAGTACGAATTATAAGAGAAACTGCATCGCTGGATTTAAGCTTAGCAGCAGACGAAGAATGGGCAGAAGCAAACAAGGATTATAACTATTACGATGACAGTGTATTGCAGGGTGTTACAGGATATAGAAATGTAAATCCTGCCACAGATCCGCTTAATACTCAACTTGCCAAAACAGCATTGAGCATACAAGCTACGCAACAACTCAATGGGCAAATAGAAGGCATTAATGGATTAGTACAAACATATTGTTTGGACTGGAATGGCACAGCTTGGGTAATGGCAGCCACCAATAATCCAGCATCATTATTCCGATATGTTTTAACACATCCAGCAAATCCCCAAAGAATTTTAGAAACTGAAATAGCAAGCAGAGTAAATCTAGCAAAACTGCAATATTGGCATACATACTGTAATACCACAAGAAGTATAGTTGACAGCAACAATCTAACTTATAATTTTAAATTCCAATTTAATTCTGTATTGGGAACTCAACGCAGTGTTTTAGAAGTATTGCGAGACATTTGTGCTGCTGGTAGGGCAAGTCCCGCACTACTAGACGGCAAGTGGACAATCAATATTGACGAGCCAAAAAGCATAGTCCAACATTTTTCTCCACATAACAGCTGGGGTTTTGAGAGTACAAAAATACTTCCAAAAATTCCCAATGGACTTCGTATTACGTTCTACAATGAAGATAAGAATTTTCAGCAAGATGAAATAACTGTTTACAATTATGGATATGACGAAACAAACTCAGAGTTGTTTGAAAGCATTTCATTACCCGGTATAACCAATGTTGGCGCCGTTCTTGATCATGGTAAGTGGCATTTTGCCCAAATTAAACTTCGTCCGGAAATATATACTTTAAATACAGATATTGAATATTTGGTATGTAATCGCGGAGATCGCGTAAAAGTAACTCACGATGTTCCCATGTGGGGGCTGGGCAGCGGTAGAGTTAAAACCAGAGTTAGTAGTACAGTTTTTGAATTAGATGAAGAAGTGCCAGTTAAAACAGGTGCGACAGATTATACCTTAAGAGTTCGTAGTAATTCTAGCGGTAGTAGTACTGTGCGCCAACTGAAAAAGACTTTTACTATAGCCAGTTATTCGGTTTCTTCTAATATAGTTACGCTTAATTTAACCACTGCCACAGGGAAACATCCAATAAGTGTAGGTGACACTGTGGTAGTATCTACCACAGTGTCTGGAATAAATACATCTGCAGCTATAGTTACGCAGGTAACAGATACAAGTATAAAATATAGCAAAGTAACATCATTTGTTGCAACAACGGCACTTACAGGAAGTACTGTTAGTTTAGGGGATGGATACTACAATAAAATTGAATTAACACAAACAAGTACTGCTGCTGAGATAGATACTCTTGATTTATTTTTATTTGGAGAATTGAATCAAGAAAGCCAAGATCTAGTAGTACTAAGTATAGAACCAACTGGCGGCGTAAAAAATGCAAGAATAACTCTTGTAGATTACGGTGTCACAGATACTTATAATATTTTTAATGACTATAAGGACTTAACTACTGCAGTTTTTGAAACCCAAATTTCTTCAACTCCATTGCTTTTATTGAATAGTATTGGTGATTTAGTACCAACCATTACCAAAGCTGCAAGCGGCGATGCTGTAATGGACGTTATTTCCACAGGTATTTATCAATACGCTATTAGAGTTTCTTATACAAATTCGCAAAATTTGCCTTCTACTATTGTTGGAGTAGAGGGCCAAATAAATAGAATTAGCAATAACGGCGAAATTGACGCAACCATACAATTTGCAGAACTAGGTTTAGGTAACATACTGTTTAAGAATGTAGATCCAGGTAGTTCTTATAAAATACGTTTGAGATATGTAACAGAAGACGGAAAGACTGGAATTTGGTCAAGTTATGTTAATCATACAGTACAAGGTAAAAAAGCAGCGCCAGATGATGTAGACTATATAACAGTTAATTTTATTGATGGTGGAATAACTTTTAAATGGAGTCCTTCTACAACAGATGACTATAGTTATACTGTATTAAAAGCCTATACTTTAGAAAATAATTGGGATGTGTTTGAACCAAGTAATCCATTAAAGCTAATTCCTCCGGTAATAAACTGGCTTGATGGTAACAACGAAGTGATCTTCAAGGGCAGAGGTACTACATGGACTTGGTTTGGACAAGATACAAAAACCACCAAGTACATGATAATGGCAAAACATGTAGATACCAGTGGCAATGAAAGCATAAATAAAGCACAACTAATATTTTCAACAGAAGATTTTGTAGCTCCTCCAGACCCAACTGGATTAACTGCAGTACCTTCTTATGATACAGTAGCACTGAGCTGGAATGTTGCTGTTTATACCGAAGGCAGAGGCCATAAAAGTACTTTGTTGTACATGAGAGAATGGGATATTCCAGATCCTGTACCTGAGCAAGAGGTTACACCCAGTTTTGAAATAGAACCCGGTGTAATGGATCCGCTCATTAAGTTAATAGCCACCATTGACACTATTAATACTTTTTCATTTGCTGGAAGGCCCGGTACACGGTATATTTTTTGGATAAAAGAAAAAGCATTTGGTGGTGGAGTATCTGTAGGTACAGCAGGGCCCGCTGTAGTCACCACAGGTCAAGACATGACCAGAGTATTAAAAACTCTTGAGGGTCAGATAAGAAACGAACAACTATACCCCGCCCTAGCTACTAGAATAAATCTAATAGATAATCCAGCAACAGGACTAGTTACAAAAGTAGGAAACCTAGAAGTTGCAATTGAGGCAGTTGGAGGATCTGCAGCAGCAGTACAAGATGCTTTAAATGCAGCAGCTGCTGCATCTGGATCCGCAGTATCTGCTAGCAATTCAGTGGTTGCTTCCTCTGGTAGTGCAGCACAGGCAGCCATTAGTGCTAGTAACTCGAATGTAGCAGCCGGTAATGCAATCATAGCTAGTGGAGTAGTTAGTGGATATGCTGTAAGTGCAAGCGGATCAGCAGTAGTAGCAGCAACAGGGGCTAGTAATGCCAGCGGTTATGCAGTAGGTGCTGCTTTTAATGCAAGTGGAGCAACAATTAGTGCCACCACAGCTAGCAATGCAGCAGTAAGTAGTAGTGGATTTGCAGCAGTAGCAGCTACTAGTGCTAGCAATTCTACTGTATCTGCTAATGGTGCTGCATTTAGCGCAAGCGGTGCTGCACTTAGTGTTATAGCTGCCAGTAATTCTTCAGTAAGTGCAAGTGGGTTTGCAACAGTAGCAACTACTAGTGCAAGTAATGCAAGCGGTTCGGCGAGCGGAGCAGCATTTAGCGCCAGTGGTGCTTCTGTTAGCGCTGTTTCAGCTAGTAATTCTTCAGTAAGCTCCAGCGGTTCAGCAGCATTGGCTAGTTCAAGTGCTACCAGTGCCAGTGGATCTGCCAGCGCTGCAGCATTTAGCGCAAGTGGTGCTACAGTGAGCGTTAGTAATGCAAGTGGCTTTACTGCTACTTCTAGTGGGTTTGTTGCTTTGGCCTCGAGTAGTGCTACTAGTGCTAGTGGATCCGCTAGTTCCGCGGCTTTAAGTGCTAGCGGTGCTACAGTGAGTGTTAGTAACGCAAGCGGATTCTCATCTAGTGCTAGCGGCTCTGTAGCCCTTGCAAATATAGTGGTTAGTAATGCCAGCGGGTTTGCTAGTGCAGCAGCATTGAGTGCTAGTGGTGCTACAGTTAGTGCTACGTCTGCCAGCAATGCTGTAGTAAGTGCAAGTGGTTCAGCGGCACTTGCAACTACAAGCGTTAGTAATGCTAGTGGATCAGCTAGTTCTGCAGCCTTGAGTGCTAGCGGTGCCACAGTGAGTGTTAGCAACGCAAGTGGATTTACTGCTACTGCAAGCGGTGCCGCGGTATTGGCCAGTTCTAGTGCTAGTACTGCAAGTGGATCAGCCAGCGCAGCAGCGTTGAGTGCCAGCGGTGCTACAGTGAGTGTTAGTA